TCCAACCGAGTTAGCCGAATACCCACTTGGAATAGAGTAAGTCGTAGCTACAGTCATATTATTAACAAACAAGCCATTAGTAGCCGTTAGTTCAGGAGCAGCAGCAGCATTTCCTAGTTCGCTATCCCAATAAACGGACTTTCCAGCAGGATAAGTAACAAATACGTCTTTTGTTCCAGCTGAGAAGTTGACTAATGAGCCTGAGTTAGACGAAGCTAAAACAGTGGTTCTGGACAAAGTGGTACCAGAAGACGTGTAAGTTACGATGCCTACTACCCATTCAGCCGTACCTTGCCCTGCTATGGTGTAGTAAGTAACATTCCCATTACCAACGGCAGCAAAAGACTGAAAGCCCGTTGAGGCTCCAGCAAGCGTGACAGTACCCGTACCAGTAGTAGTGGTAGTCTCTTTGACTCTATCGGCAAGAACTAACGCCATGTTAGTTCCTTAATTACGCTGCAGTAGCGGTATAGGTAACGCTCAGTGTATCGCCAGAAGTAACTGTCTTAGAACCTGCGGTAAAGTCGCCAGCAGAGAACAAAGTACCTGTAGTGTTATCTTTAGTCGCTGAACCACCGATGTTAATAAAGCAACCAGCTACAGTTCCAGAGGAAGTAATAGCGAAAGTCACCGCTGAGGATGTAGTTTTAGCACCAGCAGAAGCCGCACTAAAAGTTGGAGTAGGGCGATTACCTGTATAAGTAGGGGCATTAGCTAAACCAACTTCTAACCAGCTAGCGTGGGAAGCTTGAGTATCAGCTACAACTGCAGTTCCTGTGCCTTTTAAGCCCATTACAACAGCACCGCCAGCAGTATTACCTAGTGTGGTGTCCATTGTGAAGTTCTTACCAACAGTCGTGACTAGGTTGTGGATGTCATCTTTCCACTTCAATTGACCGTTATTAAAACACTCTACTGTATAGTAACCAGAAATACTGGTAGCTTCATTATGGCTTGCACCACGGGTAACAGATGCTTCGCAAACATCCGCCATTTGTACTTTATCTTGCATAAAAACTCCTTAATTGGAAAAACGAATAACAGCGTTTGAGGCATCATCCGTAGGAAAAGTGATTGTAAAACTCGTTGTAGGTGATTTATCTGCACCAAAATCCAGCACCGCCACAGCCGCATTAGTTGTACTATTGTAAATTAAAGCACCCCTAACCGTAAAGGAAGCGGGGTTCCAAGTCACATTTGCAAAAGACAAATACGCCGTTTGATCTGAGGTCTCTGGTGGGATAACAGTTAAGACTTTGCCCCCTGCCGTATAGCCTGTTCCAGATACTTCTCCAACAGTCGTATACGCTAAAGTGGCATAAGATAAATCAGCATTGCCCGTATAAAGCGCTATTTTGTAGGTATATGGAGTACCAACGGCAAAGTTCTCTAGCCCGCTTAAACAGTTCTTTTTAAAGACTGTGCATTGTCCTTGGGCTATTGTCATGCGACTACATTCCCTTTAAGGTTGGTATTAAGCTTAGTTTGACCATCACGGTAAGCATCACCACGCTCCAGACCATTTCCAAGGCGCTGTAACAGGGCTAATGCCTCTGTATAACGGTCTTTATAAAAAGTAATCATGTCTGCATCAGACTTCATATATGCAGCCGCCTCTAGTAATGAACCATATAGAAGAACTGAATCAAAGTTATCTCCAAGCCAAGTGGTTCCAGCCGTAACAATAGATTCTGGATAGTAAAAATAATGAAGCTCTACGCTATAGCTAGCGTCTGGTGTTGGTCCAAGAATAAAGCTTAACTCATTGGTAAGCGTGTATTGCGGTCCAAACAACGCATAATAATAGGGAGTTCCCGTATCCGTAGGGGTGGGATATGCTTCTCTAATAAAATTTACATCTTTATTTAATAGGTAAGAATAACTACCATCATTATTAATAACCGCTATAGAATAGGTGGCTAAATAGTCATCTGGAGCAGATAAATATTTATTACCACTTGTAAGCGTACCAGTTACATTTTTACGCAAAGAGGGCAACTGAACTGTATTGTAAATACGCTGTTCTGCCTCTTTTACAAAGACAGGAATATTCTCTACGAAACCACCAGTACCAGTGTCGTAGTTTTCAGCGTAGGCTTCAATAGCCGCAACAAGCTGCGTATAATTCATTACGCCATTGGTCCTCTAGCAAATACACCTTTAGTGGCTGCGCCTGTACCACGAATCTTTACTTTGCCATTTTTGTCAATTTGTGTTGAAGCAGGATTACCCGTGCTAACTCTACGAGCTGGCATACCGCCTGGCGTAGACTCAACAGCACTCATTGAGTTTGGATCAGTCTTATAACCAATATCACTAGATTTCATAGCTTTTCCATCCATAGTGTGTGGTTCTGCATAGACGCTGGCATTACCAACTTCCTTGCCGCCTTTTTTCATAGAAAATTTAGCCATGATTATCGACCTCTTCCAGCTGCTTTACGCATACCTTGGTTTTGAACTTTAGCTAGATTACGACCAATTTTTTTCATTACGTTTTGGTCTTTTCCTAACATTTTTGGTTTGGACTTTAAGCCTAAAATAGAAGGACCTGAATCTCCTAGATTCTTGCCTTCGGTTTTGCCTTTAGACTCAATACCGTTTGCGCCTTTTTTGAATGACATATGTTTCTCCTAATTAACTGTTACTGATACTGTACCTACTTGCCCTATTGCAATCAAGTAGTTTGGCGTTAAAACGGTATCAAACTGACTTGCCCCTCCAACGGGGTTCCATCCCCATTGAAAAATTCTACTACCTTCTGCTGGATACCCAACACCAGCTAGTGTGTTGTCATTTGTATCATTAATCTGTAAACCTGTTGATCCTGATACTGTATAACTAACGTCTGGTCTTGGTTCCCGAACTGCTTGCGGATCATCAACTGGATACATACCCAATGATAACTGCGGCTGATCAGGCTCCCAACATTCAGGACACACCTTAATATTCTTCATTTGCTGCTTTACAACCAGCTTTCTAAGCTCTTTTAACTTATAACGCTGACCGCATCGATCACACTCCGCAATGGCAAACTTGCCACTACTGTACTTATTAGGCATAGAACGTAGTCCTTGGCACAAATCTAGAAGCCGCCTTCTCCCTATCTTCTGTAGATGCCATCAACCATTGTTCTTCGTATTCGCTTTTTAAAAACTGCATTCTTGGTAATGCGTCTGGAAGTTTCTGGGATAGATAAAAAGCCAATCCAGCTACCATACAAGGCAGCAAGCGGAATGGAATATCTTGTTCTGTAACACCATTACCAGCGTCTTGTATTCTACGTAGTCTCCAATACACAAAAGTGTAAGGACCACCACCAGCGTCAGGCGTGGGCCAAACGTTTATACATGGTAAGTTTTTAACTGTAATAGCCGCTGTAGTAGCATGAGAAACTGCTGTAGTGCCATTTTGACCACGATAACAATTGATAAGTTGGTTACCAGATACGTTTGGATAGCCAATAATTTCAGAACCAATTTGAATAAAACCAGCGTTTGCTAGCTGGCTAGCATCGGTTACGGTAATTGTTGTATCGGTAGAGCTAATTGCACCATTTAATACACAAGTCGTAGCGTTGCTTTGACCAGTTTGACGGTTGTACCACATCTGAATAGGGCGACCAGTAGTCAGCTTATTAGGGATGGTTGCGTAAGTAGACTCAGAAATACGAGTAATATTAATGTCAATTTGATTGCTTGCAACACCATTGTTTTGACGGATTACGGTATCTAAAAGATCAATAGTGTTACTTGGGATTGCGTAAATGGCTTGCCCAGTAACCATGTTAATTTGACCTTGCTCGATAGTCCAGAGATTGATACCACGATTAGCCCACTCAACAGTCAACAAATTTAAAGATCTGCGAGCTGTACGCAAATCATATCCAGAGCGTAACTGCGTGCCACAACGCTCAAAAGCCTCTTCTACAAGGTTATTAAGGTCTAAATTAAATGTAGTTGCGCCAGATGTACTCATATTTTCCTAAACGGCTTTACTTTTGCTTTTACCTTTTGCGGCTGCGGCACGAACTGCTGCCCCCGTGCTTTTCCTGCTCGTTTTGCTTTTGTC